CAAACTGTGATAGCTTTTCTTTAATCGATTAATATTCTTAATAAGGAGACAATTAAGATGACTGTTACACAAGTAGTAGAAAATATCACCATTAAATTAATGAATGGTGGAGTATCTTTCAATGATGTAGTAACTTCTGCAGATACTGTAGGAACATTAAGAGAATCACAAGGTTTAACAGGCCCTATTTCAGTAAATGGTGCTATTGTTGAAGATTCTTTTGAACTCACAGATGGTATTGAAGTTGTTCATCGTAATGAAGGACAAAAAGGCGGACAATAATCCGTAAATTTTATAAATAATATCTTATTTTCTGGAGCACCTACGGGAACGCAATAGATTAAATATTATTTTATTTCAAAGTTAAAAGGAGCATTCTATCCATTCCTGCAAAGCAGACGAGTGATATTGCTCCTTTTGACATTGTTTAGGAGGAATTATGAGTATTCCTGAAATAAACTACGAACTTTTATCAGAAACAAATGAATTTCAAGAAAAATTAGATGCATTTAATATTTGTTATAATTCTGATATACAAGTTACTAAAAAAGCAAGGTGGAAACCTGGCACTTACAATAAATTTAAAGATATTGGAGTTAATCAAGCATTTCAAAACTTTCATAATGGTAGTGGTAGAACAATACGTAAATTATTATATTTCCATGATTATTCTTTAGCTAATATGAAAGAAAAATTATTACAAATGGATAGAAAATTATGGCATTTTCGTGCAGATAGTGTTTGTTTTGGTGAATCATCAGAAGATGGTAAAATCTATTTTGAAGAAATTCTTGCTAATTTAAGAAATTCTACTAATTTTAATGGAGAATGGGAAATTAGTAATATTCCATTTTATTTTATGCCTTTACGAGAAGATACAAGAGGAACTAAATTAACAGATTATGAAAGTTTAGGTCTTATGCCTCGTTGGTTTTCGAATAAAAGTGAATTATTTACAACTTTTGATAGAAAAGATACTATATCACCATTTGATGTCAAACAGCAAATGTCAATAATCAATAATTATGATGCTACACATCCTAAATGGATATTCTTAAATGCTTCAATACCTTTGGTAAATCTTAATATTAAAGTAACAAAACGTAAAGCAGATATGGGTACTATTCCTTTTGGAGATATGTACTTTCATATATGTGTATCTTTAAAAACTTTAATGAAAAGTTATCGTCGTATAAGAAATACAAAAGAAAGACGTCATATTAGTTTAAACAATAATGGTTTTCGTGGTATGGTAGATTCTTTATCTGACGATAGATTAATACTCAGACATCCATATGTTTCACCTCATAGACCCTCTTTTTCTTATACTCGGCAATATAGAGAATATGGTATGGGAAACTTTTGTTTAGGCAGTTATGAATCTGAATTTCTTTCTCATTTATCTTCAGGAAGGCTTAATTATGTAGAATCATTATTATATGATTGGGCGCAACATTATCCTTATGATAATATTAATCCGTTAAATAGGATTCATTATTCTATGTATGGAAAACCTAAAGATTTCTCAGATAAAGTAATTACACAACCAGCTTTTGACCTTTGTCAAACTAAAGCAGATAAAATAGGTATAGATGTATTTGAAAAAACATATTGTATTGATAAATGTGCTTTTGAAAATGATTGTTCTAATAGAAGTATTTGGACTTCAATGAAATTAACTAAAGAAGAAGTTAATGCTTTAGAGAATTATTTTTGTAAGGATGTAAGACGTCGGGTCATTTATCATCGTGGATTCAATAAAGGGGAAATAAATGCTATATATTGTAAATATCGTAAACTTGATAATAAATATTCAAATTTAATCCAAGAAGCAATTAAAAGTGAATTAGAAGGATTTGAAAATTGTGTAAAAGAATATCAAGTAAACTTTGGACAAAAAGTATTCGAGTTATTGAAAGTTGACAATATGGGTTTTAATCAGTTAATTAATGAAGATGGTTATGTATCTTTACCTCAATTTACATATGATTTTCCTAAAGGTTCAGAATCAGATATAGTTGAAAGATTTATAACTTTTTGGGAATATTCTAAACGTATATGGAGATGTTATAGAACATATGAATTATTAACTAATCAGGGACATGATGGCAAAATAGTAATAAAAACTATGGAAAAATGTTCTTCTTATGAAGAATTAGTCAAATTGTATGATGCTCAAATGTTTACTGTTACCGGTTCATCAAATAAACATACATTTATAAAACATGTACTAGGAGGTACAGAATGAAAGATGAAAATAAAGATGTAAAATTCTGGATTCATCCAGATGATTTTGATATATTAATTGCTTATGCATCATCAGCTCATACTCAATTTGGAGCTGAAATTGGTGGACAATTAATTGTAGAAGAAGATAAAGATGGTGATTTTATTTTGAAAAATCCTGTTATCTTAAAACAAGAAGTTTCAGGTGGAGAATGCACATTAGATGCTGAAGCATTAACTAATTATTATAGTTCACATGGTTCTAAAATTAGACATTGTTGGTGGCATAGTCATCATACTATGGCAGCATTTTGGAGTGGAACTGATGATAAATGCATATTAGATAATCCTGCTAATGATTTTTCTGTTAGTCTTGTAATTAATCTTAAAAGAGAATATAAATTACGTATTCAGTTCTTTAAGCCTTTCTTACATGAAGAAAATATTAAGCTTAATTTCTTAAAAGTAGAAACTGAAAAAGATGCTGAAATTGATAAATTAGTAAAGCAACTTTGTACTAAATCTGAATATAATATTGTTAATACTCATCAATTTGGAAAACAAGGTCAGCAAACACATCTTTCTTATGGTAATTATGGATATTCTAATTCTTTTCATTATAATAGAGATTTTGAAAGTTTACCAGAAAAACTTAAAACTAAATTATGTGATAAAATTGAGAAATTACATGATGACATTATTGAGGATGGATTTGCTAGCTTTCTATATACAGACTATAAAAGAGAAATCACAAAAATCAATCGTAAATTTAAAAAACATGGTATAAAAGTAAAGTTAATGACTGAAATTGAATTAAAACGTCAAATATATTCTTTATGGCCAACTGATTTTATTGTGAATAAAGATGCTAGAGAGTTGCCTTATCAATCTTTAGGCGATAATTTTATATAGGAGGAATGAAATGTTACCATTTAATACTAGAAGTTCAGGATTAATTTCTGATGAATTTGATGATAAAATATTTCATATCTTAGGTTGCGGGGCTATAGGTAGTTCCGCAGCCACTCAAATAGCACGAATGGGAGGAAAGTCATTTGTGTTATATGATATGGATGAAGTTGAAATGCAAAATATTGGTGTTTCTCATTATGTTATAAAAGATGTAGGACAAACTAAAGTTAAAGCATTAAAAAAACATATTTTATCAATAAACCATAAAACTAGAGTAATATCATTATTTGGTGAGTTTAAAAACTTTCCTACGGAGCTTACTGAGAATGATATAGTTATTCTAGGGTTCGATAATATGCGTACTAGGTTACTTGCAGCAAAATCAGCTACAAAATCTAATCCTTTTATGATTATTGATGGTAGAATGGGTGCAGAAGAGTATCAACAACATGCATTTATTCATCCAACATTAACAAGGTATAAAAAGTATTGGTATACCGATGAAGAAGGAGCTGATGCACCTTGCAATGCTAAAGCAACTAGTTATTGTTCAAATATGGCAGGAGCATTTATTGCTAATGGCGTAAGAAGAGCACTAACTGGACAGGAAGTATCTGAAGAATTTTATTTTAGTTTTCCAACTTTAGAGCTTGCAAGAAGATAACAAAATGTTGTATATTATAGAGCCTAGCGAAGATATAAAGGATTGGTTTCCTTATGTTCCAATCCCTCTTCGCTTTTTTTAACACTTTTAAAGTAAATAAAGGAGAAAAATGCTTACTAAAAAGAAGCGTAAACCTCTTTCTATTAATCCAGGTATCTTATTATTATATGGTGCACCTAAAGTAGGTAAAACTACTGTATTAAGTCAATTAGATAATTGTCTTGTAATTGATACAGAAAAAGGTAGCCATATGTTAGAGGGATATTTCTTAGATGTTAATAGTAAAGAAGAATTACTAGCATTTTATACTGAAGCATCATTAGGTCATAATTTTAAATATTTCGCTCTTGATACAATTGATAAAATTGTAGAATGGACTGAAAAAGATGTTAAACGTGAATATGATATTGAAAGTATAAATGATTTACCATACGGTAAAGGATTTGGTCTCGTCAGAGAACGAGTAATTAACAATGTTAAAAAGCTAAAATCTTTAGCTGACCATATTATTGTAATAGGTCATAGAAAGACTGCAGCAAGTGTTGATAATTCTACTGCGATAGAACCTGAATCACTTGATTTATCAGGCAAGTTAAAAAATCTGATAATGGCTCAATCTGATGCAATTGGATATATGTTTAGAGAAGATGATGATTTAATGGTCTCTTTTCAATCAGGTAAAGCATTAGAAGCTGGGTCAAGGTGTGAGCATCTTAAAGGTAAGGTGTTCAAATTCAATTGGAACAAAATCTATAAAAAGGAGAAATAGATTATGGCATTATTTAAGCCAGAAATGAAGTCAAGCGACAGTAATAAATTTATGGGTGTCTGTGAATTAGGTATAGTTGGTTTTGAAGACCATTCAGATAAATGGGATTGGGCTGATATATATCTTAAAGTAACAGTTAAAGTTAAAGATAGTGATTATACCCGTACAATTGATATTTGTGGTGGACTAGAAAGAGATTCCAACGGGAATGTAACAGGTGGTTCAGTACTTAATAGAGTATATCGTCTATTTGAAGTAATAGGTTGTACTGCAGGTATTAATCTAAAAGGTAAATGGGAAACTGCTGAAGGTGAATCAATAAAAGATATTGCGACTTTTCTAAGCGATAGTCATTTAGATGTACCTTTTCCAGAAGTAGACCCTGATTTATCTTATGTAGGTTATATCTATAAACAACAAGCAAAAAATGGCAATGCTTATACAATTTGTCATTATAGATTATTTCCTAATACCTCAACAGGTGCAGAGGAATTAAAATCTCATGTTACTTGGATGAAATCTAATGGCCACTTAAAAGAAGCGTCTAATGTAGCACCTAATAAGGTGAAACTTGCCACGGCAGGTGCGGATGCTCTCTAATGTATGTAGAAATTGCTAAAGGAACGCCACAATCTCGTGGCACACTAATTCCCAGAAGCGATTTAACGAAGTATATAGAGCCAGAAATTCCTCTATATCGTTCTTTATATCTTTATGATGAAGATGCAAAAGAGCAAATAGATGAATCTGGTTCTGTAGCTTCCTTTTTTGGAGTTAGATATCTTGATAATATAGTAATAGATATTGATAAAGGTCACAATTCAAATGAGCAAACATTAAATAATGTTAGACATTGTTTAATGCAATTACAAGAAGCTGATTTAAATATAAAGGCCTCAGTTCAACCATTTTTTAGTGGAACAGGATATCATTTAATATTACCAGCAACTGTATTTAACTTCCAACCTTCAGCTGACCTTCCTTATCAAGTAAAGAAAACAATGTCAAAGTTGTTAGAAGGAATAGATGAGATGGTATATACAAGAACTGCAATTTATCGTGTAGCACATACGATGAATAAGAAAACAAGTCTGTATAAAATACCTCTCACTATCAATGAAATCATGCATAAAACAGCAGATGACATACTTTTACTTGCTAAAGACCCAAGATTAGAATTTCCTTACATACAACTTCTTGGAGACGGTGAATTAGAGCAATATATTGTAACAGATAAACCTAGAATTACTGAATTTAAAAGCGTTGTTGAAAACAACAAGGTTACTCCTTGTATACAAAAAATGTTATTAGCAGGGCCACAAGCAGGTAATAGAAATAATACTGCTATGCGTATAGCAAGCCACTTTAGAAGAAATGGTATCCCTTCAGAATATACCAAGGCTGCTTTATTACATTGGAATCACAATTCTCTAGATGAGAATGTTTTAATAGATAAAGTAGAGCAAACTTATAATCGTGGTTATCAATATGGCTGTAAAGATGAACTAATGATGAACTCTTGCCAAACTAATTGTATTCATTTTAAAAGAAAAGATTATATGATAGATGTGAAAAATGCATCAGAATTACAATCTGACTTTGATACAAGAATGACTACAGATTTTAGTGGTAGAACTAT